GACACATATTAAATACTCCTTGAGGTTGGTTGGATTAAGCGGAAACAGATTCGTCAGATGACACGGCGACAGTAGCGTTGGGGTTGGCTTTCTTCTTGGGCGCAACCTCATACCACTTGACAAGCGATGGGTAGGAACCAGTGCGCTTGGACAGCCAAGACTTGAACGCAGCCTCGGTGAGGTCGCGCATGGATGCGGTGCGACAGAACATCACAGCGGCATGGGTGAACTCAATCTGCGAGAGCAGACGTTCCTTCTTGAGAGATGCGCGGAACACGCGAAGCTCGACAGTGTTGAACTTGCCGCCATTGCAAGTGTTGGTGTCCATACCGAGGCGGCGCATCTCGTAGCGGTCAAGGCCAGCGGTGTTGACCATGCGGTAGCGACTGCTGTCCTTGCCCTTGAGTGCGGTCTTGGGATTGGTGAGGATAGTCTGCGACTCAGACGCGCAGTAGTGACGCGCTTGGTCATCGCGCAGAGGATGACGGCCAGCTACCTTGCGGATGAAGTCCGCGTTGTCGTCAGCGTTGATGAACTGGATGAACTTGCCAAGCGTCAGCGCATTGAAAGCACGAGAGTCGATGTGAACGTGCAGACCACACTGACCGCTGTTCCAAGCGCGGTAGCTTGGCTTGATGTCCCAGTCCTTGAACCGCTTGATGTGCTCGGCCAGACCACGCGGCGCAGTCACAACCTCGAAGCCGTCAGAGGGTAGCGAGCCGTCAGACTTGGTGATGCAGTAGTCTTGGCCCAACTCCTCACGCACATCCTCGGATGCCTCACGCACCGTGTAGTCACGACCCGCGCACATCTCAAGCTCGACACCCATGAGGAACTCACCGAAGTGACTGGACTTGATGTCGCGGTCAGGATTCAGTATGCCAAGCACGTTGGTTGAGTAACCCATGAGGCCGTCATCGTCTTCCTCCTCCTCGTCGTCGTCCTCATAGTCTTGCTCGTATGAGTAGTAGTTGCCGTCAGACTCGTGGTAGTAAGTGTCATCGCTGTGCCAGTAGGCATCCTCGTCCTCGACATAGACATAGTTGTCGTCGAAGCAAACACAGCACACATCGTCACGGCCACGGCGACCCACATCGAAGTGGGTATTGTCTCGGTCGTCAACGTGACCGCAGTCACGGCGCTGGATGTAGCCCTCGTCCTCGGCCAACGTGTTGAAGCGCTCAAGCACCTCATCGTCGAGTCCGAACTCATTGTCACGACACACGCGCTCATACATACGTATCTCCTCGGCCACGTCAGTCCAGTCGTGGTCTTTGATAGCGCCCTTGATGTATTTGTTGAGTCGCTTAGCAGCGATGCGTATACGCATGAACTTCTCAGGGCCAATCCAAATGCCTTTGCGCTGGGTGGGGTTGTAGTCACGTGTGCGCCAGTTGGGTATCTCACGTTCGAAGCGGGCGTTAACGAGCCGCGCGATGCGGTCAGCTATGTGGTTAGACAACGAAGAGTAGGTCGGTGCACCAAGACGCTTGGCGTAGAGGGTGTGCAACACACGGCGCAACTCGTAGCTGTCCATCTCGGCAAGCTGCGGCAGAGTGGATGGGAACAAGCAAAGCGGCTCACCCTCGCAGGCAAGCGTCAACAGGTTGATGAAGTTGTTGAACTCAGCACGCGTGCCCATGTAGTGCTGAAGGTCTTCCCCCGACTCATCGACCGCATAGACTGGGTTGCCTTGTGTTGCATTGATAGCGCACACATTATTGTCCCACTCGACAATGAAATACCGACCATGACGAAGCGTAGTCGAGCCGTGTCTGGCGCGAATAAACTCAATCATTGAGTGGTTGATAACTAAATAGCCGTATTTGAAAGACGTAAAAGTAGCCATAATAAACTCCTTGAGAATTAGAATAAAAGAACGAGAATAAAACCGGGGTCAGGTGACCCCTATTGATAATGGGTCGCTAACCCTACTTAAGCATTACCTCCACAAAAAACAAAATAATAGAAACAAAATAAATAAGCGCCCAGATTACGTAATACATAATCACTCTCCTTCAGTTGTAAATAACCCTGACCAATGTCTTGGCACAGGGTCGGTGGGTAGCATGCGGTCGATGCGCCGCAACGCTAACTCTAGTTTGGCGCGCTTGGCCATGTTCTTTTGCGATGGGTTTGTTTCGGCGTCTAGCTTGGCTATTTCCAAGTCCGAGGTCGTGCGCGTGCGTAGTTTTTCTTTTTGTTTTTCGTGCAGTTCTACGCTTATGGCGCGCACGAACGGCTCTTTGATTCGCGCCTTGTGTTTGTGCTCAACCAGCGCAAAGAGGTCTGACACCCGTTGAACGAAGCGAGGCTTGACCCAATCGACCCAGTGCGTTCCGTTGTTGGGCAGTTGCAACTCACGCGCTAAAACTGCGGGAGTCTTGCGCTCGCGCTTGTAACCCTCGAACGTATCGCGCAGTCGCTCAAGCACCAAAGCATAGGCTTGGTAAGCGGTCAGGATGGGCGACTCTTCATTTGTGCGGGAATGATATTTGATGGACGCTCGAACACTCTCACGCTCACGGCGCAGTTCATGAAAGAGGGGTTGCCATTGCTTGGATACTGTTGCAGTCTGCGCTTTGGTTGAGCGCACGATGGCTTTTTGCTCAAGGACTGTGGCTTTGATTTGCGCTCGAATCTCTGGCGGGATGTTGCGCTGAGTGAGGTGATTGTGCAGCTCGCTGGCTGTCATGGGCATAAGATGGGCGTATTTGAAGGACATTGGGCAGGCTCCAGTTAAAAGTTGTCCTAGATTATCGCATATTTTTAAGGGCTGTCCCTTCGTATCCGCACTTGGAATCAGAATCGGACAGAAAAGTATTGAGTAACCACGCGGGGTTGCTCGCGATTGAGGGGCGACTTGTCCAGATTTGTATCAATTTTAGGAATACGAACCGACTTGGCTAAACAAAGCAAAAGGAAAAGAGCCGAGCGAGGGCGAGGACTAACACACAAATACTTACTACTAACTAATAATATATTATATAGATATAAATATAGGACGGATTTAACTGAGCGCGAGCATTGGCGCGGGTTAGCGCCCGTCTTATTCTGGGTCTTGGTGCGGTAATCTGGGACGGCTCAAGATTACCGCAGATTTGAGGCATCATTCCCGCAGATTTGGGGTCAAGCGACCCCCATTTTGCTTGACGTAGACCTTGACCTTGTGTCGGATGTTGCCGTAGGTGTGGACGTAGACGAGTAGGTGACGCTCGCCTGTGGGGGTTTGGATTGTGCCAACGTCGTGTTTGAACCATTGGGTCTGTGCGGTGTTGACGTAGTCGTAGCGTTTCATTTGCGTTCTCCTTTGCGTTGAATGATTTGTTGTGCATACCAGTCGCGTAGCTGGCGCAGTTGTGCGAGAGCGAGTTCCTTGGGTAGGGGATGCTCGATGGGTAAGGGTAGCTGGGTCATTTGATGAACTCTCCGCGAACGGGGTCAAGCCCTGCTTTGATTAGTGCGTAGAACGTAACCTCGCTGACTGGCTGAAAGCCCTTGCGTTTTGCGTAGGCTAGGTATTGGGTGTAAGTAGGCATTTGATTCTCCTAAAAGGTTTGGATTGACAAAGAACGGAACAGCGGCGTGACTTCGCCTACACGCCGCTGAACAGAAATGGGGGTCAGATGACCCCAATTAAGCGAATGAAATGCTGTCGCGCAGTTCCTTGATGAGTTGGTCGAGTTGTTTCTTGGTCAAGCCAGCCGCAATGATTTCCGCACGCACAGCCTTGACGACTTTCGTAGGCACAGCGACAGCTTCACGCTTGCCGCTCTTCATGGGCCGCTTGGGGTGCAATCCACAGATGCGTGAGAGCTTCTGTTCCGCCGCCGTATCCTTGGCAAACGTGAGTTGGCCTTTGTGGATTTGCGACTCATGGGGCTTCACGCCGTAGTGCTCGCCAATGGCCTTGGCCGCTTGGTTGCGATAGTCAAGGTAGGGTGTCTTCTTCGCATGAACGATGAGGGCATCTACGTTGGCCTGCAATGCGTCAGCATTGGCGCAGGTGAGTTGCACGAGGGCTTTGAATGATTGAGCCATTTGATTCTCCTAAAAGATTAAGTAACAAAGTAAATAGGGGTCATGTGACCCCCAATCGACACGGCCTTACTGCCATCTCGATACATCTAGTTTACTTATGGGGGGTTTTTGGCTCATCTAAATAACACCATTATTCGACCCCCACTATCCCCCCATCACCCCCTTTTGGGGCTAATCGTCGTCGCGACCATGAACACTGTTTCGCTCCCGCACCCACCATATTTGTAAATCGCTTTACAAAATACCCACCCCCATATTAAATAAATAGGCCTATTCAAAATTTTTTATAAAAATTTAAGAAAATCTCGGACATAAAAAAACCCCCGGGATTAGCCGGGGGTTAAGGAGAGTCCAACCTCTCAAGGAGAAGCAAATGCACAAACAAGCACTGCCGCTTGCACACTCACTCAAACATAGTGTACATTACGCACAACGAGGCTGCAATGGTCTACGCAAATGTTAGAACACTTAATTGATTTTGAACCCGAGGTGGGGATGCCCACAAACTTCACACCGCTTGAAAAAGCGGACGTGGTTCAAACTGTTGACGCTAAAATTAGCACAACAGAATGGCTAAAGAGTATTGGTGCTGTCGACACAGAAGAAGTGGTCAGTAAAGCCCAAACCGAAGCTGCACGTAAGTCTTTCACAAACCTAGTTTCTGCCGCGCCTGCGGAAATCACGCACACTGCGCTCGCAGAAGTCAGAACGCCAAAAGCAGTTCAGCATTTAGTTGGGATGCTAACGGCATACGACTGGGAGTTTGTGGAGCAGGCCAAATCATTGCGTGGTTATTGCGTGGCTAAGTTATTAGAAGAAGCCGAGAATCCCAGCGCCAACATCCGGCTTAAAGCTTTAGGGCTGCTGGGCAAGGTGACAGAGGTCGGCCTATTCACAGACAAGATTGAGGTCAAGCAAGCGGAAATGTCTGACGCTGAGATCGAGCAGCGCATCAAGGACAAGTTGAATAAGTTCATGCAAGTTGTTGATGTGGTTGATGTTTCAGCCAAAGAAGAGTCCGATGAATCTTGAAAAGTTCACATCTATAAGCGCACGGGAGATTGAGGCTATTAAGCTGGCGCTCCCAACGCTGAGCACCAAAGAGAAGATAGAGTTGCTCGAAGATTTGGACGTGCGCGAGAAACGCGCAACGCTTGCAGCAGCTAAAACCAATATGCTGGGTTTTGCAAGTGCGGTATACCCCGGGTTTAAGATTGGGCCACACCATAGAAAACTGGCTAAAATCTTTACGGATGTGATTGAGGGCAAGAAAAAGCGCGTCATCATTAACATCGCGCCTCGGATGGGTAAGTCCGAGTTCTCGTCCTATTTGTTCCCCGCATACTTCTTGGGCAAGTACCCAGAGAAGAAAATCATTATGGGAACCCATACGGCCAGTTTGTCTGAGGACTTTGGCCGTCGCATTCGTAACTTGATCGACTCGGAGGAGTACCGTGAAATATTCCCTACTACATTGGTGGCGGACGACCAGAAGGCTGCTGGGAAGTGGTCCACCTCCGCGGGTGGACAGTACTACGCCGCTGGCGTTGGCGGCGCTTTGGCAGGCCGGGGTGCCGATCTTTTCGTCATTGATGATCCGCATTCAGAACAAGACGTCAAAATAAATAGTCACTTGGCGTTCGATACGGCGTGGTCTTGGTTCCAGACCGGCCCACAACAACGCTTGATGCCGGGCGGTGCGATCATTGTCATCATGACGCGCTGGAGTAAGCTCGACCTGACTGGGCGGCTTATTGACTACCAGACCAAGAACCCCAACGCGGATCAGTGGGAGATTGTCGAGCTGCCTGCGATCTTGAACGAAGACTCGGATAACGAGAAGTCGCTCTGGCCAGAGCAGTGGCCGCTGGAGCAACTCAAAGCCAAGAAGGCCAACATGGAGCCTCAGTACTGGAACGCCCAGTACATGCAGAATCCCACATCCAACGCAGCGGCCATCATCAGTCGCAAGCTCTGGAGAATTTGGGAAGCGGAAGACCCACCGCCTTGCGACTACATCATCCAGTCGTGGGATACGGCGTTTGAAGCCAAGACCAGCGCTGACTATTCGGCGTGTACGACTTGGGGTGTGTTCTACAACGAGGAAGAGAAAAACTCGGCACAGATCATTTTGCTCGATGCGTTTAAGGATCGGATGGGGTTTCCGGAACTGAAACGTGCTGCGCTTAAACACTACAAGTCTTGGGAACCAGATGCGTTCATTATCGAAAAGAAAGCCGCGGGGGCTCCGCTCTTACAGGAACTGCGTGCTATGGGCATCCCCGCGCAGGAAACAAATCCGAGTCGCGGAAACGACAAGATCGCTCGAGTCAACGCTATTGCAGATCTATTTGCGTCAGGTATGGTCTGGGCTCCGGATACGCGTTGGGCCAAAGAAGTGATTGAAGAAGTTGCATCATTCCCCAACGGCGAGAACGATGACTATGTGGACACGACATCTCAGGCCCTCATGCGCTTTAGGCAAGGCGGCTTTATTCAGTTAGACTCCGACGAGCGCGATGAGCCCGCTATCTTTCGCCGTCGCACACACGCATACTACTAAGGATTAACATGGCCTCCAGTTTTGATAAACCACTGTATAGCTCCCCCGCCACGATGGCGGCTGCGCAACAACAATCCGAAGAACCGATTGACGTTCAGCTTGAGAGCGACGAAGACGACGGCGAAGATATTGTCGAAGAACCCGAAGAATCGCCTGAGTTTGCGGCCAACTTGGCCGAAGAGATAGATGAAGCTGTGCTCCAGTCGCTGGGCATGGAGCTTTCAAGCGATATTGACAATGATCGTCAGTCCCGCAAAGAGTGGGAAAAGACCTACGTCATGGGTTTGAAACTCATGGGTTTGCAGTACGAAGAGCGCACTGAGCCTTGGAACGGTGCGTCGGGCGTGTTCCATCCGATGATTACAGAAGCTGTTGTCAGGTTCCAGTCAGAAACAGTGACGGAGCTTTTGCCTGCCCAAGGGCCTGTGCGCACAACTATCTGGGGTAAAGAAACGCCAGAGAAGAAGCAAGCTGCGACAAACGTCGAAGACGACATGAACTACGAGCTGGTCGAGAAGATGCCCGAGTTCCGCCCTGAGATGGAGCGCATGTTGTGGAGCTTGCCTGCCGCAGGCTCGGCGTTCAAGAAAGTGTATAAAGACCCAAGCTTGGGCCGTCAAGTGTCGATGTTCATCCCAGCCGAGGATGTTATATTGCCTTACGGCACGACCGACCAGCGCATGGCTCCCCGCGTGACGCACCAGATGCGCATGCACAAGAATGACATTCTGAAGCTGATCGCCTCTGGGTTTTACCGCGACGTCGACCTGCCCGATCCCAGCAAACAGACTGACGAGATTCAGAAAGCCAAAGACCAAGAGACTGGGTTTAACGACATCAACGATGATCGTTACACGTTGTACGAATCGCTGGTTGACTTGGATCTGGACGGCTACAACGACGTGGATGAGAACAACGACGAGACTGGGATCGCACTGCCCTACGTCGTCACGGTTATTAAAGGGACAGGCACTGTCCTGTCGATCCGCCGTAACTGGAGAGAAGATGACCCACTTAAACTCAAGCGCCAGCACTTTGTCCACTACCAGTACATACCCGGTTTCGGAGCTTACGGCTTCGGTCTATTCCACCTCATCGGGGGTTTTGCTAAATCGGCAACCTCGCTCATGCGCCAGCTTGTTGATGCCGGTACACTCTCAAACCTCCCCGGTGGCCTCAAGTCCCGCGGTCTACGCATCAAAGGCGACGATACCCCGATTGCTCCGGGCGAGTTCCGCGACGTAGACATCGGCTCTGGTGCGCTGCGCGACAACATCTTACCGCTGCCTTACAAAGAACCAAGCCAAGTTCTGTACACCCTGCTCAACAACATCGTTGAAGAGGGTCGTCGGTTTGCCGCCACTGCGGACATGCAGATCAGCGACATGTCGAGCCAAGCCCCAGTGGGTACAACGCTCGCACTCTTGGAGCGCCAGCTTAAAGTGATGACGGCTGTTCAGGCCCGGGTGCACTACGCGTTCAAGCAAGAGTTGCAACTGCTGGCCGAGATCATTAAGGAAGATACTCCCGACGAGTATCCGTTCCAACCTGAGAAGGGTAGCCGTAAGTCTAAGAAGTCCGACTTCTCGCACGTGGACATTATTCCTGTGAGCGATCCCAACGCGTCCACCATGTCTCAGCGTGTGGTGCAGTACCAAGCTGTGATTCAAATGGCGCAGATGGCTCCGGACATCTACAACTTGCCAGAACTACACCGCCGCATGTTGGAGGTCTTGGGCATTAAGAACCCCGACAAATTGGT